ATAATTCAACTAATAGATATATTATTAATAATAATATAAAAATATATAATAATTATCTTAGACGAACCAATAAAAAATATTATATTGAAAACACAAAAAATGATAAATTAGTAAGCTTTTTTAAAAAAAATAATAAAGTATTACTTAATTTTTTACAATTAAACGTGGATACTTTAAATTTTATCATTAATGATTCTTTTAAAGATGTTCTATATAATACAGAAGTTATTATTATAGATAAAAATATATATGATACCAAAAAAGAAATTCTTAATATGTGGAGAGGTAATATAATCATTAATGATGATGATTATAAGTTATAAATTATGAAAGAAAATGTGTTATTAATTGGCCCATATATAGGTGATTGGGAACATGAAATTACAACATTTAGACCATATGCAAAATGGATATCTGAAAATGTTGATGCAAATAAAATTTTTATTTCATCACATTTTAATAGACAATTTTTATATGACTGGATACCAAACAAACATTTTATACCTGTATATGAGCATTTAACAAGAAATGAAAAACAACAACAAAATTATTTGCATGAATCTATAGATAATAAAGATTATAAATTTTTAATTAAAGAATCAAAACAACAAATATGTAAAAAATTAAATATATCAATTAGGCAAATATTACATTATACAATTTCTTATCTTGAGTCCACACCACATTATTCATGGTATCAGAAAATTTTTACACCAATTAATATTGATCCTATTCCAAATGATTATATATTATATATTCCATCAAAAAATGTATCAGATAATATTAATAAAAAATATTATAATTATTTGAATACAACATATAATAATGTTTATATGATAGGTGATAGTCATTGTTATAAATTTGATCATTTTATTAATTATCAAATTGATTATTATGAAACAGGATATAAAAATTTAATGAAATATTTATTAGGTTGTAAACTTATTATAACACCTTGTAGTCAATGGACTATGTTATGTAATTTACATAATTTACCTGTTTTTAGTTGGGGTGATTGTAGACAATATATGAAAAACAGTGATTATGGTTTTAATAATAATAATAATTATATATTAATATCAAATGATTTTAAAAGAGTAATAAAAAGTATTGATTATTTTAAAAATGTAAGGGAGAAAAATAATGATTTATAGAGATTTGTATTGTTCTAAATGTGGAAATAAAGAATTAGATGTTATATTTGATTCAATAAATGATTCGATTAATCAAAAATGTTCAAAATGTCAATCAAAAATGTCAAATCTTTGTGCTTGTGGTTCATTCGAATTAAAATATGATAATAAAAAAGATATGTGTGGATGGTCAGCTGATAATTATGATACTTCACAATATTATAGAGATTCAAAGGATTAAATTATGAAAGATTGTATTATTATAATTGGATCAGATGGATATATTGGTAATGCATTAGTTCAAAAATTATTGTCTGAAAATAAAATAGTTATTGGTCTTGATAATTTTTTAAGACGTATAATGGTTAAAGATTTAAAATCCAAATCAGCTATTGCTATTGATGAACCACTAGATAGAATAAAGAAAATAAAAAAATTAGGTACATTTAGTTTTCAAAGTCTTGATATAGCAAAAGATATTGAACATACTAATAAAATTATAAAGAAATATAAACCTGATACTATTATTAATCTTGCTCATATAGCAAGTGGTCCTTGGTCAATGATTGACGAAAAACATTCTAGTTTTACATTAATGAATAATATTATTGGTACAAATACCATTCTTTGGGCAATTAAAGAACATTGTCCAGATTGTCATTATATTACTATTGGCTCAACCGGAGAATATGATCATTATAATAATATTGATATTGAAGAAGGTTATTTTTCTATTAAACATAATGGTAGACAATCAACTGAAATGTTATATCCAAGAAGACCTGGAAGCATTTATCATACAAGTAAAGTATCATCTACATATCTTATAGATTTTTTAACTAAAACCTGGAATTTATATACAACAGATATTATGCAATCAATTGTATTTGGTGCATATACAAAAGAAATTAATCAGTCCAAAATATATTCAAGATTTGATACAGATGAAGCATACGGTACTGTTTTAAATAGATTTATATGTCAGGCAATATCAGATATACCATTAACTATCTATGGCAAAGGCAATCATAAAAGAGGATTTTTATCACTTAATGATTGTATTCAGGCATTAATGATAGCCATTAATAATAAACCAGAAAAAAATAGAACAAGAGTATGGAATCAATTAAGTGAATGGCACTCGATGAATGATATTGCTAAAATGGTACAATCAGTTGGTAAATTATCTGGATATGATGTAAAAATACAACATATAAAAACACCAAGAAATGAAATTACTGATGATCATTATTATAATTATAAAACAAATATTTTAAAATCATTAGGTTATAAACCAACAAGAACAATCAAAGAAGAAATTAAATATTGTTTTGATTTAGTTAAACCACAAAAATTTAAAAAACCAAAAATAAATTGGAAATAATAAATGAAAAATGTATCTATTTTATTGCCAAGTAAACAGAAAAGATATTTATATCAACATTTAATACATAAAAAACATGATAATGATGAAATAATGGTGTTTAATGCTGGTATGCATCAAATTACATCTGTTATGAATAAACGAATTAGTGAATCAAAACATGATTATATTATATTACTTGATCCAAAAAAAAAAGACTTTGACATTAATAATATTAAAAAAGTAATACCTGATTATTATTATGATAACATTAAAGGAGTAATTGGATTTTCAAAAAATGATTTTGTTAAAGTACAATCTAAATGCTTATCACATATAAAATATCAAGAAAAAGTACTTAAATCATTAAAAACATATAAAGAAGTACTCACAAAACCTATTAAGTGGAATAAAATTTCAATTATTATTCCATTTATGTATAATGGTGATAGAATAAATCTATTCAATATCTGTATTGAAAATCTTTATAATTTAATTAAAAATGACTCAAATATTGAATTAGTTATTCATGAAACAGGTCCAGAGCAATATTTAACTAATGATTGGATTAAAAAATATAATATTAAATATGAATTTTCTAAATGGAATTACGTATTTCACCGAGGATGGAGCTTAAATTATGCAGCAAAACATATATCAACTGGTGATTTATATGTTTTTATGGACGCAGATCTTATTGTTGATAAACAATGGATAAATTCTATTAAAAACGTATCTGGCGTATCAATTGGTTGGTCTGAAATGATAAATCTAAATTATAATGGTACACAAAAATTTATTAATAAAAAATGGAATATACAAAATTCTGATATTGAACGGATAAGAAAACCAAATGCTTATGCTGCAGCAGGTGGTATTAATATTTATCCTAAAAAAGTATTTTATGATATTAAAGGATGGTGTGAAGATTATTATGGAACATATGGTGGAGAAGATAATTCAACATTTTTAAAACTTCATAACTTTAATATACCAGTACATACAATAAATTCTAAAGTGTTTCATCTTTATCATGCACATAATACTTTTAAACATCCAAAAAGATTTGAAATTTTTAACAAACATAAAGAATATACAAAATCTAATTGGATGAAATATATAAATAATATTAAATCATGGGGCGATAAAGAATATAAAATAAGTGATACAGAAAAATCTTTAAAAATATTATGGTTAAAAATTGATACATCTAAAAGAGTTGCAGGTCATTATGATGATTTACCAAATGAATTATCAAATCATTGTCATATAGATATATTAACATGTGACTTACAAAATCAACATCCAGCAATTTTTCAACAAAGATGTCTTATTAATGATATTCAAAGACCAGAAATAGTTAAAGATCATATACTTAAATCAAATAACAACTATGATTTCATTATATGTGCTAATTTATTTGCATTTAATAATGAAGATTGGAGTAAAATTAATATTCCAAAGGCTGTATTAATTGAAGATCAACATGGTGAAAATAATCTAAACCAAATTAAATTAGCAAAAAAAGATAATTGGATAGTATTACATAGATATCAATTTAATAAATTTCATACTGATTTAAATAAAAAATTAAATTGTATATGGTTTCCACATTCTGTTAATATTAAAAAATTTAAAAATTATAAACAACAAAAAAAATATGATATATTACAAACTGGTGCATTATATAATGTATATGAAACAAGAAATTTTATTAATAATATATTTAAATATGATCCAAATTTTCATCATATTCAAAGACCTAAAGAAAATGAAGATAAACAATGGCCTACTGGTATAGATTATTCAAAAGAACTTAATAAATCATTATTATCAATATGTTGTGGAAGTATTTACCAATATCCTGTAATGAAGTATTTTGAAATACCGGCATCACATAGTATTATATTTGGTGATTGGTTTCCTGAACTTGGTGATTTGGGATTTGAACCTTATAAAAACATGATAGTTGTAGATAAAGAAAATATAAAATTACAAATTAAATTATTAAAAGAAAATATAAATAAATTGACAAAAATAGCAAATAACGGATATAATTTAATACACGAAAGACATACAAATCAAATAAGAGCAAAAGAACTTATTAATATTATCAAAAATATACTTAAAAAAGGTGATTTATGAAAGTAGAAATGAAAATAATTATAAAATTATCAAATGACAAAACTATTGAAATATCAGAAAAAGACGCAAAAAAATTATATTATGATCTTTGTAATATATTTGATCAAATTCCAATTCCTCGTCAACCAATTCAACCTTATATATCACCAAAAAAATATCCAATAATTACATGTATATCATCAAATGAAAGTTAACTTTTTTTGGAAAGGTAATGATTTTAAATCATGGGATTATTTATGCCTAAAAAGTCATTTAAAGGTTAATCATGAAATAGTTATATGGTTATCAGGAGAACAACCTCAAAAAACATTATGGAATGATTTAATTAAACATAAAAATGTTTCAATTGAAAATGCAAATGATATAATTAATATAGATAAATTTATTTCTGATGGTGGAAATTTTCAAACAGCTTCTGCTCTATTCAGATTTAAATTGTTATATTATAGTGGTGGTTGGTATGCTGATACAGATGCTTTTGCTGTTCAAAGTTGGGAAGATATTACAGAAAGTTGGATAGTTGCATCTGCAGAAGAAAATAGACAAATATTATCTATAGGTGTAATAAAAGCACCAGCATTTAGTCCAGTATTTTTATTATGTCTTAATAATATTAAACATAACTGGGGTAACGTTAAAATGTTTGATAAAATGTTTAATACTACATATAAACATTGGACACCAAATATTAAAAATGAAGAATGGTACCCTTGGACATGGAAAAATTATAATATGTTATTTGAAAATGATTCATTAAACAATTTTAAAAAAAATAATATTAGAAGTATTCATCTTTATAGTACAATGTTAAAAAGAAATAATATTGTTTATGGTAAACAACCGTATGATTGTTTACTTAATGATATGATTAAATGGGTTGACGAATAAAAGTTTCCTAACAATTTTCATTTTTATCATGAAGTCAAATGTGATTGAATAATCATGTTTAATTTATTCTTCTTAATAGGAATAACAAAATCATTTATAATATATCTTAATTTTTTTTGATAGTCTTTTGATGATCCAGCACTAACACTATTTGGGCTAGCATATGCAATAAAAGATGTGTTTAATGTTGGTTTACCAATCTTTCCATGATATAAAAACTTCAACCACAAAGCCCAATCTAACAATCTAAAATACTTATCATCTGTTACTACACCACCAATTTTTTTAAGATGTTCAGATTTCATCATAGATATAGATGAAATATAATTTGATTGTAACAAATGATTAATGTCAAATTCTTTGGCATTAAATGATATATTTATACTACCTGTAAAACTAAAATCACAATAAGTATATGCAATTTGATCTAATGAATTATTTAATGTTTTAACCATTTGTTCAAGCATATTTGGTTGAACAATAATATCATTATCCATTTTTATAATGTATTTTGGAAGAGAATAATTTTTTTCATATAAAGTAAGTGCTGTATCAAAATTTTTATACGGGTTTTTATTATCACAATATTTGATCCAATGTATTGATATATTTGTTTTAGATACAGAATCATATGTTTCTTGTAATATATTATCATTAATTCTTAATGGTGTAATAATTAAAAGTTCAGGATTTTTATTATTAATTATCATTTAAATTATTCCTTAAAATAAAAAAGGACAATTAAAATATCATCCTTTTTTATAATATATTATTTACTTATGTGATTTACCAATATGAATTTTTAATCCTTGTTCTGTAGTATAATCATTGCCACACCAGGGACATTTCCAATTAACTTTATTTTCAGGTATCTGTTTTAATTCACTACCTTCATAATAAATAGTTGGTTTGGCTTTTAATGTGATAGCATCTAATTGACATAATTCTGTAGTTTCTGTTATCTTAAATTGTTTTTTAACCATTTTCTTCAAATAATTAATGGCTTCTTGCATGTTAATTGCTGCTATATGAATTTTATAAAACATATCCTTAGTTTCATAATTTAATCTATAAATATTTGCCATTTTTAGTTTTCTCCTTTAATAAATTTTTTATTTTTTGTCGTTCTAACTTATTATTATTTAACCATTTTATAACAATTATTCATTCAAGATATCTGTATAAAAATGATAAAAATCTACTTTATAATTATGATGACCTTTTGGACATTTTACTATGAAATAATTTCTTCTGCCATTTCTAAATTTGTATTAACAGAACTATAACCAGTTGTTTTTAAATCTTCATTTATTTCATCAAGAATAGGTTGAATATCACATTGTTTAAGTTGTTCCATTAATGCTTCTTTACCTTGAACTTTTATATCTAATGATGGTACAGTATACCATGATCCGCCTTTAATAATACATTCAAGATCAATTGCCAAATCAATTATACCAGCAAGTGAATTAACACCTTTAATGTAATCTATTTCAACTATACCTTCTTGAAATGGTGGATATGTCCTATTTTTTAATGTGGCTGCCTTTATTTTATTACCAAGAACCTTACCTTTTGCCTTTTTACTGGTAGCATTTGGATTTTCATAAAGTATAGATTTTTTCAATGATATAATCTGATCACAAGATAATCTATAATATTTGCCTCCACCGATTTGTTCTGGATCACCATATCCACTTGAATTTCCATAATAATGACCTGCTGAAAAGGCAACGCAGTTATGATTCTTACAAAGATTAACAACCATTTTTAACATTCTTTTAATTTCTCTTTGAAGTTTACCCATGTCAGTTTTAATTGCACCTTTTCCACCATCAGCAAGAAGTTTTTTAACTTCAAGTGCACCAATTGAATCAATGGCAATTGCCAACTTTTGATGTCCTGCTTCAATCCACTCTGTAAGATTGATCATAATTTCATCAACCCACATTGATTTAAGTTTAAGAACATTAGTATCATCAAGACCCCATCTTGAAACAAATTCTTTTGTCCATGCACCTTCTGCATCAATAACAATAGGCAAATATCCTTTCTTTTGTGCATCGGCTAACATAAGACACATAAAAGATGATTTGCCGGAAGCTTCCGGGCCTACTATACCAATATGATTTTTAGTTTGGACAGATTTAAATAAATCACCTGATAAAATTCTATTTAAATCATATGCAGGAGATGTTAACCATTCACCAGGAATTTCATCTTCTAATGCCTGTAATGAACTTCCTTTTGATGCTTTTAACATTTCTTCTTTTAACATTTCTAATGTTGTTATCTCTTTTTTTGACATACAAATTTCTCCTACAATTCTGTTACTGTTATTTGAACCTTTTCATTTTTATTATAAAATTCACTTATAATTAATGATTCTAACAAACTTTTCATTCTACCTTCATAATGTTCATGTTTTAATTGTTTTTTCATGTTTTCATTTTTCATTTTATCATGAGTAAGACAGGCATAATGAGCAATTTTTATCATATCAAGAAATTCTTGATTATCTCTTGAATTGTTTCCAAATCTTTTGATATATTTATTAATATTTACAAAACACTCTTTTGAATTCCATTCAGATACACTATCACATGGTTTATCACCATATTGTGGTACTGTATATGTTTCAATATGGTTTAATACTTTATTAGAAAATTCAACCCATTGTAATCCTCTATTTGATAATTCAGTATTTGATAATCTTTTTTTCATATACAAATTCCTTTTTTAAACATATTATATTACTTTTGATTGTTTAAAATCAATTTATTTAAAATATTATTTAACTCTTTTACTTCCAATGGTTTATTAAATATTGCACCAATATTAAGATAATCTTTTAATTGATGTGTATATTCATCTATATAACCAGAACATAATATAATAGGTATATTTTTATCATACTTTCTTATTTGTTTAATAAAATCAATACCATCCATTTGAGGCATATCTAAATCAGAGATAATAGCATCATAGTTATTATCATTTTTAAATGCTTCTAATGCCATAACCGGATTATCATATATATCTGATTGTTTTTTAAATGATTTTAACATTAAATTTAAAATATTTGATATTATATCATCATCTTCAACTATCATTATTTTATACATTTATATTTCTCCTTATTAAAAAATCATTATTTTATACATTTATATTTCTCCTTATTAAAAAAATGTAATATATATTATTTATAACAATTGAAGATGTATTTATACAAAATAAAGTTGTTCATTAATCAAATTAATTGCCGTCAATTTTCCGTTATATGTTGCACCAGTATCAATCATCCAATGTCTATTCAATATTTTTTTCGCATTATTCTTTAATGGTGTATGTCCAAAAATATTAATAAATCCATCATCGTATTTTTTATCATATAAACAATGATTATTATTTTGCATAGCATTATATACAGCATCACGACCCCATAATACATCATATACAAATGTTTGTTCTGCATTATATGCAAAACTATGAGAAATTAAATATCTCTTATCATTATAATTAAATTCACCAAATAAGGGTAAATTTTCAATCCATTCAATCCATTCAGAATTTAACCAATCATTGATTTTTCCAAAATTATTTATTGTTGCTATACCACCATTTATCATCCATAATTTGTGATTATGTAATGCCATATCTTCATGATTACCAAGAACGCATTTATAATTATTATCTCTAACAAATTCAAGAACTTTTTTTGAATCTGGTCCTCTATCAATTAAATCACCCACAAAACACAAGTTATCTGTTTGTGGTAATTTATCTAGCAATCTCATTAACATATCATATTGACCATGTACATCACCTATAACAATCATAACGAAAAATTTCTCCTATTTATAATATCACATAAAACATCACCATGACATTTTTTTGGTTTGCAATGACAACCTAGTATTTTTCCTTTAAGTTTATCAATTTCTTTTAATAATTTTGGATTATTATACAACCACTTTTTATATTTTAAAATAACCTCTTGTCTATTGCCATCTATTCCAATTTTAAAAGGATTACCAAAAATTGATGGTCTTCCAATATAAACGTCATATGTATTACCTGAATTTATATTAATAACAGTTGTAAGATTAGTCATCTTTTGCATAAATACTTTCACCAACTGCAAAAACTCTTTCCTTCCATTTTGGATCATCTTTATTATATTCGATTTCTTTATAAAAATCCTCTACTTCATGACCAATTATTTTATAAGGATTTGTTGCTTCTAAATCAATAAAAATATGATTAAGTTCATGTCTAATAATTCGTATTTGATCTGCCAAATCTAATAAAGGAAAAACATTACCATCAAGAAACATAATATAATTATAACCATCATCACTATTTTCATCTGATGAAGTTAAATAAGTTAAAATTGGTGTTGCCTTAACCATCTGACCTAAAATTAATGACCCATTACTCGTTTTCTTTTTCATATTAAATAATATTTTAATTCTTGCATTTGATATAGTTGAAAAAGATTTTTTAATTTCATCATCCATAATTTTTATTATTGATTCGTTTACTTCTTCAAAATTACCCATATATTGTCTCCTTATTAAACATTTTATATAATATATCTTCAATACGTCTTATTCTATCTTCAATAGATAATTTATCTAAATTAGCATGAAAACTTTCTATATTATATTTTAAATTTTTTTCTTTACAGTCATCACAAAGACAATCTGATATAGAATTAGTTGATCTAATGTTATCAAATTCTATACCACATTCTTTACATTTATTTCTTATTATTAATGCCATATATATTCTCTATAATTTTTTGATGTTTTTGTCCTTGATCATCGGCTCTTTGTTTTGATGTCCATGGACCCCTTGCACCATTAAATAATGATACAAATCTAAATGCACTAACTAGATAATTAGACTTATTTTCAATAATATAATATTTAATCATTATTATCAACCCCTTTTTTGTTAAATTCAGAATATTTACCTTTTTTACATTTACAATCTCCACAAGTTATACACATACCACACAAAAGACAAACCTCATGATCACTACCATCACCATATTTATCATTCATTGTTACTAAATTACATTGACCCATGTTTAAATATTTACATTTATTATTAAAAGAAGACATAATTGATGTTGGACATAAATAATTTAAATTGATATATTTGCATTTTTTCAATTAATATTTCCTTGTCATCGTTATACAAAACTTATGGTTAAAAGCAATAAAACTACCAGTTGATAATTTTATTATGATTCCATTTCAATAGTACTATAACCATTATTTTTAGTTATTTTATATACATTATCTGGTTCAAAATTATCTATTTCTGTTCTATGACTAATCAAGAATAATTTTAAATTATTTTTTACTTGTTTAACTTTAATAATTTCAATAAGTTGTTGTATACCATAAGCATCAACTGAGCTATCTAGTAATTCATCAAGTATTAAAATATCTGGAAAATCAGGTATTCTTGCTATACTAATATCCATAATTGCAAATTTTAATGCCAAATCTATTGATTTTCTTTCACCACCTGACATTGATGCAAAAGAACAATCTGTAATCCCAGGTCCTTTAATTTCTGCATCAATCCAATTATCTAACTTTAAGAAAAACCCAAAACCTGCTTCACCTAAATAATAATTTGCTTGTCTTTCAATAATAGGTATCATATGACTAATAGCAAATTGTTTAATGTTTTCATCTTTTAACATTTCTCTAATATATTTAAGATGATCAACTTCTTTTATCTTCATTGAAATTTCGTTTTTTAATATCGAATTTTCATCTTTCATCTTAACAATTTTTTTACTTTTTATGGTGATTCTTTCATCACATTTTTTAATAATTTCTTTATTATGTAACAATTCTTTTTTTAATAAATCTAATTTATTAGTTGTATCTTTTTTATTATCAAATTGTTCAATATCATCATTTATTTCAATTTCAATTTTTTTAATTTCATCATTATAATCATTAATTGTATCTTTTAATAAATTCAAATCTTTATCAAGTTGTTCAATTATTTTTACTTCATTAGTATAAGTTAATAATTTTTTAATTTCTTTATTAATACCATCAAGTTCTATTTGTTTATCAGAATATGATTCAAGTTTTGCAATTTTATTATCTAATTTAAGATGATCTCTTTCTAATTGATTTTTCTTATTGATTTTTTTAGTAAAGGTATCAATATCTTCTTGACGTTTTTTAAGTCTATCATTTAATTTTTCGATACCTTTACTAATAATATTTTTACTATCAGTTTCTTGATTAATATAATTTTGATGAACATCTATTTCTTTTTGAATATGATTTTTAATTGATTTAAAATCAACATTTTGATGACAAGTAGGACATTTTGATTTACCTTTCAAATTATCAATATTAAATGATTTTATAGATATTGCATGCTCTTTAATTATATCATTATGTTCTTTATAACATTTATTAAGATTATCCAGTTGTTCTTTAAGTTCTGGTATACCTTCTTTTCTTTTTTCGAGTAATTCTTCAACATCATCATATTTACTGATTTTGATTTTGATTTTATTAGATTCTTTTTTTAATAAATCCAAATCTTTCATTTTTTCTGTTAAATCACCAATAGAATCTTTTTGTTTTTTTAAACTTTTAATTATTGTAGTTGTTTCAATAAGTTTTTCTTTTAAAACAGATTTCTTTTCATTTAATTTATTAAAAGTATCTTGTTTGTCTTGTTGTAATTTTTTTATATCAAAAAGTGATTTTTTTTTATTTAAAATCACTTTTTCTGAAATATCTTTAAATTTTAATAATTTATTTTTATATTCATTTATTTGTATATTAAATTTGTCCAAATTAATATTATTCATTTCATCTTTAATAGATTCTTTTTCTAAAATTAAATCATTAATATAATCTTTATTTTTTTCAATAATTTTTTCACTATCATAAATTTCAAGATTAAGATTTTTAAGATGTTCATTATTTAATTTATTTAATAATGAAAATTCAGTAAGATTAAATTGTTTTTCAATAAATGCTCTTTTTTGTGCTTTAGGAGTATCAAGTAAAGATATAGAGTTATTTGGATTAGAATATATTAATGAATTAAAAATTTTAAAGTCCATACCTATAAGTTGATCTTCTATGTCTGACTGAAATTCTTTTACTGATGAATTAATTGGATAATCGTTACCATCTTTATAAACTTTAATAAAATTAGGTTTTATACCACGATGAAATTTATATTCAACACCATTTTTATCGAATACAATTTTAACTTCACAATTTTTTTTATTTTTCCAATTAATTATTTGTGATTTTTTTAATCCCTTTGAAACAGACCCAAAAAGAGCAAAACTAATAATTTCCATAAATGATGTTTTACCTGCACCATTACTTCTTTGTTTTTGTTTATCATAACCAATAACAAGATTTATACCTTTTTTTAAATCAATTTCATTCCATTTATTACCATACGATAGAAAATTTTTGGCTGATACAGATTTTATTTCTAACATAATTAATTTTTCCTCATTAATTTATATAAAGTGATAATATACATAATATATGTATAATAACAGTTTCATAATATTTAATCAACATAAATAAATTTCCTTTATTTTTTACAATCTTTTAACTGTTATAACCAATCAAATATCAGGTAATAAAAAACAACCATTTATCCAAGGTACTAATATGATTTTAAAACCCCAAAACATTATTTCTGTTTCATATTTAGGTGTGCTTCCATAATAATCACTAAAATTATTATTATTTTGTAATTGTATTTCAAAATCAACAACACCAAAATTAATTAATGATTTATTTTGTAATTCTTGAAATACATCTTGTCCCATAATTAAAAATCTTGGTTTTTGGTTCCAAATATAATCTACGTCGATTTTGTGTTTATTAATAATTTGTTCAATATCATATCTATCAAAATTAAATGATTTCATAACAAGTGTTTGATCAGATGCCGATACAATACTAGATTTAATATTTAATTTTTTTAATAAAAACATAATTACATTAAATAGTTTTTTGTGCCAATAACCTTTAACATAAAATTTATTTTTTTTAAAAAAATTATTAATAGATGTTTCAGATGACAAATCCCATTTATCAGTAGTTTCTTTTATATAAAATCTTGTTGCTGATGGTTCCATTTTATTTTCCCTCTATTCTTATGAATATTACACAATTTAATACAACCAGTAATTTTAATATTCAACAAAGAACACTTTTCACCACAATAAACACAATAAACTCTACATGTATTATCAATATCTTCATAACAATAATTACCATATGGTATACCATTATATATAATTGACGTATCATCTTTTAATGTATTAATATATTTTTTTACTTTTCTTTTAATGTGTTCCATAATATATCCATTTCTTTTTCAATTTTATTTCTATCAATATATTTAGGAATATCAGAATTGTCAAGATATTTCTTTTCAAGAGAACGCAAATCAATAATTTCATCTACTTTAAAATCATTGCCCTTTTCAGTAAATGATTCATCAAAATTAAATTCTATAAATAATTGATTTGGTTCAAATTTTACTATATCATTAGTCACTTTATTTATTTTTGTGGTTCCAATATCTTTAGTAAATACTACTTTAATATTATTACCTTTTATTTGATCAGTATTAATACCATCATGTTCAAATATAATAAATTTTGGTGCATTAGTAAATTCATAAAAATCAAGTTCGCCATCATTAAATATATAATAACCTCTAGCACCATCATCATTAAATGTCATATGATACGGTGATCCAAGATACTCAATATTTCCAGTTATAGATTTTGTATGATAATGTCCACTTAAAACTTTTTTATAATTTTTAAATTCAGATATAGATATACCACTTTTTGACTCAGTACCAACCCGATTAATTACAATACCAGACATTTCAAAATGTCCAATTAAATAATCACAACTTGAAATAGATTTAAAATCATCAAGTAACCAAGGTTGCAAGTGAATATTATTATCAATAACAATTGGAGTATCAACAATAGATACACCATCCATATTATCAAATAATTGTAATGATGTAGGTTGCAAACTATTTTTATAATATGTATCATGATTACCAACAATCAAATATATATCACTAAAGGTTTCTCTTAACATATCCATAATATTATAAGCCACTGGTATTGTTTTAAGACTAACTGATCGTCTAACATCAAAGAAATCACCAGCATGAATAAACTCTTTAATATTAAAAGATTCGGCTATTTCACAAATTTCTTTAAATAAATTTAAGGTAATATTATGATAATCATCACTTCCATGCTTCATACCCAAATGTGTATCAGTTACTATTATTTTTTTACTCATTTATATAATTCTCCAAGCATTTTTCTTTGAATGGTAAAATTTGGATTAGTTAAAAGGTTTGACCAATTATATATGATTTAATATTCTTTCAATTTCTTTCATTTTTATGATTCTTTCAATACCTTTAACTTTAAACAATGGATCAAATCTTTGACACCAACTATCAACAACAGTTTTTTCATTTGAGCCAATTGCACCAAGACCCATACCTCTTTTTTTCTTGGCAATTCTTCTTTTATTGTTTTCTTTGTTTTCTGAAAATACTGGTCCTGTTTTACCCATAATTATGCTCCTTTATTTTTAGCAATGTCCATTTTTGTAATTGGTTTTTTTCTTTGATATTTTTCTTCTACTTCTATTTTTTTATATAATGGTCCATAAAAAGTATCAATTGTTTTAGATTTTTCAATAGGTTTTATAATTTTAGAATTTTTCATTATAATACCAATTACAATACCAATTATATATAACATTTTTCTTTACACTTTTCACATCTAGTACTAATCCATCCATTAGATTGTGTAACATTTTCAGTTGACCCACAAAGTTCACAGATATTACCTGATTGATGTTCAACCAACCATATCATACCATCAATAGTTTGATCACCACCAACTATATAAAAATTTAATGTTCCATATTTTTCTTTAACCTGTGTTGCTTCTACTTGCATAATATTCAAATGTGAATTAGAATCAATATAACTTTGAATACAATTACACAAATTATCAATTAACCAGTACCAACCATCACCACATTCAAAACCAAAAGGTATTAATGATTGATTAATTGATTTATTTTTACCTGCAAATATTTTTGGATATTTATTCCATAATTTTTTAGTATTTTCTGAATTCATTTAATTTTTCTCCATTATAATTTTTTTAATTATGCTACTTTTTGAATATATCCATAAGGAAGATTATTAAGATATTCAAAAAACCCATAATCACCATCAACATTTTCTGCATCCATCAAATATTTAATAGCCTTTCTTTTATCACAAGAACAATATCTTTGAATGTCTTTAACAAGATATTCAAATTTAACAATACCTTCTGCTTCCCTGGTATCATTTTCATTATTAATACGTTCAATTTCTTTATCGAAGGTATCAAACCAGTCAGACAATTCTTTTTTAGACAAAAGATGAAAATTCCAACGAGGTCTAAAACCATAAGCATCTTTATATACATCTGAAAACATTTGAATCATTTCATTTTTTGTCATATTTTATCTCCCTGTTAAATATTATGTAATAATTATATAATAAATTAGATATTATGTCAATACTTTATTTAAATAGTTACAAAAGTTTTTTGTTCTTGTGTTTTTGCCCATACTAAAACTTGTTTTTTAATTGTAGTTGTAATTGATATAGAACCTGATACTACATTTTTATTGTTTGATCTAACCCCACCAGATTTTCCAACAAAATAATATATATCACCTGTATCAGTAAAAACTTTATATTTTCCAGTTCTAGATTCAACTTCTTTAAAATTATTATAATTAAACCACAAAATGATTTTTTGAGTTAAAGTTGTATTTTTAAACATTTTTTTCATAATATATCACCTTATTTAATTTATATTTTTTTAAATGCTTTTCTAATAGAATTAACACTACAAAATTTCATACCATATAATTTAATAGTTTTTTCAGTGAAATAACATCTTTTGGCAGTTGTTCTTTGAACTTCAAAATAACCATTAAATTTTTTATGTTTAATAACAATTGTGCCATTATATACAGTATGACTTGAAATATGACTAATACTCTGAATCAATATTTTTTTCTTTTTTTCTTTAGTTTGTCCTGGGATAAGTCCCCATGTATAAAGATAATTGTAGAGTTTTAAAGGATCATTTTTGTTTAGCATAACTGTTCTAACTTTATCACCAGCATTTGTGACATATGGGTTAGAATCTGGATGAACTAATTTTATAGCTTCTTTAAATGTAATTATTTGATTCATATTTTAAAATCCTTTCTTCATTGATTATGAAAGGATTTTACATGAAATTTGATATGATGTCAAGTTTTATTATATTCAAATACGTAATTTCCACAATCCCATATTCTATCAATACCATTTTTTAACATGTTTTGATATTCTGTTAAACTTGAATCGAAAAATTGTAATTTATCTTTAATTTTATGTTTTTGAAATGCTACTCTATGATGTCTTTTTTTGTCTATAATATAAAAATAATTTGGTTGTGATATATGTTTAAATTTAAATCCTATTTTTTTATAAAATGTTCCATCACTATATCTCAAATCTGCAAATGTTTTTATATATGAAATATTATAATGTTTTATTAAATATTTTAATAATTTACTGGCACCACCTACTATTTGTACATTAGATTTATTACAAAATCTTATCATTTCAAAATTAACTGTTTTTGATCCACCTATAGTTCTTTTACCAAATGTCATAACTGATAATAATTCTAAATTATCATATAATCCAAATTGATAAGAAGAATTATCTTTACCTTGTAAATGATACTTATCAAGAAATTGATTAGATATTTTTTTATCAATTTTCATAATTTGACATTTTCTAGCATAATATCTTTTATTAAACATACCTAATTTAGATAATATTACTGATTTAACTATATCTGATTTATTCAACCATTCATCACTAAAAATTTGAATCAATTGAATACCTTGTTGTTCACACATTTTAGTTTTATTTAAATGATAATTTTTATCTTTACCTTGTTGTTCACTATGCCAATATAATCCATTATATTCTATTGCTATTTTATAATCAGGTAAATATATATCAAGTTCTAATGGTCTAATTATTGATCTATCATTTACTATAACATTATTAACATGTAGTTTAATAAAATTTTGTAAATCTTTTTCTTCATTACTAATCTGACTTTCTGCATTACATTGTGGACATCTTGCATTATTATGTTTGAATCTACCAAAAGATACCTTATATTGATGTCCTTTATCACATTTTATATCTAAATTAGTAAATGTATTAACATACTCTTTACTTATTAATGTATAACCTTCTTTTTCAATATACTCTTTAATATCATTATATTCATGTTTTACATTACCATAACAATATGGACATCTTTGTCCTCTTTTCCACATTTTATATGATATAAAATGTTCATGTCCATTTGGACAAATATAATTTAATGGGTCATTAGTACCCACATAAATATCTGATACTAAAATATAACCTTCTTTTTCAAATGATAATTTAACATCATTATATTTATTTTTAACATTACCAGCACAAATAGGACATCTTGTTCCCATTTGAAAATCATTCCATTTCATATTAAATTTATGTCTTTTATCACATTGTATTTCTAATTTGGTTATTGCATTAATATATTCTTTACTTATTAGTGTATAACCTTCATTTTCAATATATTCTTTTATATTTTTAATATTATTCTTTTGACTATTAGTATTACATTTAAGTGAACAATATACAGCGTTTTTTCGTAAGGTGAAAAACATTTGATTACATGATTTACAACATATTAAATAAAAATTTCGTTTTAATTTTATATTTCTATACGTTTTACCTGTTTTTGATAAAACAAAATCATCCATATTACAATTTTTTAATAAAATATTTTTCATATAAATTCTCTTATTATTAATTTGTATTGTTTATTATTATTTAACCATTCTACATCATTTATTACCAATAAATCAATATCTATTTTAATACACTGTTCTTTCTTAATATTATCTTTAATTTTTTGGTATGGTTTATCATGCCAATAATATTCAATAGCTTTATTTAAATTAAGTATCCATACGTCCAATTCAAGATAATGACCAGTAATTATTTCATTTCTTACTATATCTGATTTGCTACTTGTTGTTCACCTTTACTGGATGTTGATTCAATAGGACATCTTCTATTATGATTTTTAAAATTTGAAAATGATTGATGACCTTTATCACATTGAACATCCATTTTAAATTGTGTATTAATATATTGTTTAATATAATTATAAAGACAACTTTTTAATAAAATTAACATTAAACGCAAAAATGATGTCAAGAAATTAATCAAGACATCATTTTTATTATCTAACTATTTAACTTACCGATTATGGTAAGTTAATTGCTCTAATTCTGATATAATAATTTTTTGAACCAAAAAGATTGTCCAAAATGGCATATCTACTCATTAATCCAACTGTAGGATTAAATGAATCTTCAAATTGAGCTCTTGCAGTCATCAATTGAATATAAGGCAAATAAACAATACCCGTATCATATGCAGATGGTCCTTTGTAACCAATAATGATATCATCTGATGTTGCAAACGTATCTCTATAAATAGAAAGTCTACCGTCAAGAGAACCTACTCTAGCAACACCTGTTACTGCAGTATTGATATCATTATCAACTGGTGCAATAGTAAAAGAGTTAGTAGTCTCAAGAGCTGCACAAAGAGTAGGTGATGCAACAATAAAGTTACCAGCACCACGTCTTGTATCAATTGCGATTCTGTTAGCTTTTCTAATAATAAGATTAAAGAAGTTTCTATATTTTTCAGCTTCCCATCTACCATCAGCAGCTGAATAATCCCAAGTTACAGATTGTGTATTTGTAACAGCAATACCTCTGATTTTATTAATAAGTTCTCTATCAATTTCAGCAGTGATTTCGTATGAAAGGACATCCATCATTTCTTCTTCAAGATCCAATCCATGCATTGCCTGAATATCCTGGGCAACTTCAATAGACCATTTACTTCTAAGTTTTCTTGTTTTTGCTTCAACTTGTGCTTTTTCGATAGTCATACTAAGTTCTTTGATACCTTTACCAGTACCGATACCGAGTCCACCACCAATACCTGGATGTCCACTAACATCTGGAACTACTTTACTACCAAGAGCTTCACCTGCTGATGTTGCGTAAGATCCTGTATATGCTGGATCCATAGTATTATATCCGATTTCTTGATCAGAACCACCATCATATTGTTGATCTGCCTTAAATCTCAAAGCAAATGCCAATCCAACAGGGCTAGTTAAAGGTTGAACACCAACAATATCATGTGCTATAAGTTCAGGAAAAGTTCTTCTTACCATAGGAATGGCAATTTTATGAAATTCACCATTACCTGCATAACCTGCAGTATTAGGATCAAGATTACCACTTGTCCATGATGTAGTTTCATTCATATCTTTACCAGAAATATAATTTAATTGATTTTGAAGCATAATAGCAGTTGCTTTTGCTTTTCTAGGATTTTGGATTTTTTCACCTTCATTAAGGATATCTTTCCAATTTTCCATAATTTTATCGATCTGTTTCATTTTAAATACTCCTTTATATAATTTATTTTAGAATTTTTTATTTTGTAATGTTTTAAGCCATTGAGCTTTTAAACTATTGTTTTCATTTAAAATATCATTTGTTTCTGATCTTGATCTTGATTCATTTTTATCATCATCATCATTATCGTCGTCTTTTGACAAATTTGTATCACATTCAGGGCATTTTTTGGCGTCTTTTGGAATTTCTTCTCCACAGTTAGGACATTCTTTTGTTTCAAATTCTTCATCTTCTTCATTTACTGATTTACCAGTAAATGAGCTTAAAAGGATATCAAATTTTTTATCGATTTCTTCTTTATTAGCACCTTCAAGAACAGCCTTAATATGTTTTTTTTGTTTAGGTGTTAAGTCTTCACATTTAGTCATCAGATAGTGCTCATTCATAAGTTTTGTTGAGCTAATTTCTAAATCCATTTTCTCAGCGAGTATTTTGTCTTGTGTTTTTTTAAGATCAATAATCTCGTCTCTAGATTCTCTAACTAATGTTTTAACTTCTTCATCAAGTACACCTTCATCTATTGCCAATTTTACTTTAAATGATTCAATAAGATCATGATAAGTTTCGCCAAGTCTGGCAAATTCTATCACATTGTCAGGAAGGGATATTTCTTCATCAATAATATCATCCACAAAATTTGAGAATTTTTCCACAAGATCTTCTTTATATTCTTCAAATTTTTCTTCCATTTTTTCAATTTGTAATTGTTTAGCTTCTTCAAGAGAAGCTTCCAATTTTTCTTCCACTTTTTCCGCAACTTTTGATTCAATAAGTGTTTCAATAGTTGTTTTTAATTCTTCTTGTTTTGCTTTATCGATTTTTTCGACACCAAGCATTTCGAAAAGTTTATCCATTTTTTATTATTCTCCTTAAATATTTTTTGTAATATTTTGTATTACTTGCCATATATGTTTAACGTATTTATTTTCTGCTTCAGCTATATCTGTATTAACAGTTGTAAATTCTTTTCCTTCATATATACCATTTATATATTTTGATCCTGGATTGCTTGCATCTGCAACTATATCCCAACAAATCAGATTAAAATCTTCATTAACAGTACCAGATTCACTAACAGTACCAAGACCTCTACTAGATATACCTACTTTTCCACCACTATTAATAATACCTTTTAATGTATTACCACAAGTAGTATCGAGAACTTTTGCCTTGCCCATAACATCATTACCTTGCCATGATAAATCTTCTATAAGAATGGCCACTTTTTCAAGATCAATATCTGGTTTTTCAGGATGATTAAGTTGACCATATAATGATTTTCCTTTAACCTGTTCCATTACCTTATTGACTTCTCTTTCAAGTAATTTCTTTTCATACATTCGACCATTATTATTTTTAATAGCTGCAGATGAAAATATACCTGATACAAATAAATTCTTATCAATAGATTCAGTTATGATACTATTACTTGTTTCTGTGATAAGTTTCATGTTTTATTCCTCTTCATCATCAATTGTTAAAGGGTTATTCTTTAATTTTAATTTATCTTTTAAGAAAGTATTAACACCTTTATTTAATTCTTTACTTAATACTTCTCTTGATTTAATGAAATCGTCATTTTCAAAATCATTAAAAGCATCTTTAATTTTTTCTTTATCTATACCCATTTGACTTTCTCCTTTGTTATTATTTCACTTATATTTATTTATTATATGAGTTTAACCTAAAAAACCTTAATGATTACAATAAAATCCTTTAATCATTAAGGTTTCTTTATATTATATAAGCTGTCTAATTTAACTTAATAACCACTATCTTCTTCTTTTAATAAATACTCTTTATCATCCAAAAAACCATTTTTAAGTTTATCAAGCATTTCATCATCCCATTTTAAAAATTCTCTCATAAGAAATGTTTTACTAAATTCTTCATTACTAGCTAATGCCATATAATTTTCAAATCTCATTAACATTTCAGATTGTAATTGATCTTCACGATAATTATTTGGGACATTCATTTTTATCCAACATTGAGTTTTATCTAATTCATATTGTTTCTTTAAACCAAGAAATTCAAGATGTATCATAAATAAATCAGTTAATTTGTCACAAAATCTCTTCTGAAATGATTCTAATACTTTAGACCACATAATTTCATCACGTCTTATAATTTCACCTTGTCCATGACCATATATTGAATCCCTTCCACCATCTTCTTGCTTCATTACTACTCTAGACATAGGATATTTTAATGATCTATATAACTTTTTTTGAAAATAATATATATCATCTAGTTCACTAAAACCACTTGGATTACCACCAATTGATTCAATTTGTGACCCACGACCATCTGAACTTTGTGCCAAAAAATAATTTTCAAGTATACTGTTAACATCAGTAGAATTAGACAATGCACCAGTTTCAGGATCATATACTTGCTTTTGTGTGAATTTATTCTTAATTTTTTCTACATAACGCATAGCCTTATCTTTAGGCATATTCCCTGTATCTATTCTAAAAACAAGTCTTTCTGGTGATCTTATCAGCCTATATATAACAACTGATGTCTCTAACAATCTTAATTGATTAAATGGCTGTTTACATCTATGCAAATAACCTAAAACATCTTTTTTATTTACACCATAAATACCAGAATCTATATATGTAATTTGGGCAGGATAAAATATAACAACATCTTTCGATTTTTCGGCTTCTTCCATATCTCGCGGCTTCTTAGCATTTTCTTTTAAAAATTGATAGAACATTGTGATTTTACCAGTTTCAGGATCTACATCATAATCCATGGTTTCTGATGGTAATTTTTTTATGTTTAAAATACCAAAACTGGGCCTACCTTTATTAATTATATTTTCAAAATAAATCTTACCATCAACCAGGTATGATCTAAAAAAACCACTTATTAAACTTTTTATCTTTATCTTATTATAAAATAAATTGTTAAATTCTTTCATAATATTTTTTTTTATGTTCTCATTTTTACTAATCTCTTCACTAAATTCAGGAAATATAATATCACCTGATTGATTCTCTTCAGTAGACTCTATAACAGCATTATCAATAACTTCTGATATTTCTGGCATGTCTGCCATCTTTCTATACTCTTTTAATTTGATCTTATCTGATTTAAGTTGCTTATTAATATGTCTATCATAAAATTGATTAAATGATGATAAACCAGTTTGACCAAAACCACTAACTTGATGAATATCTTCATATCCTTCACCTTGAACATTTTTATGCTTTGACTTGTTCTTAAATGACTTTAACGATTCATTTACTTGTTCCTTATTACTAAATAAATTCCACCATGCCATATCTTATTTCCTTTAAAAAAATAAGGTGATACTTAATTATATCACCTTATTACATATTTATAATGTCCAAAGATTTGAATAAAACTTCTTCCAAGAATTTTCATCTTTATTAAATTTTATATAATACTTTAATTGTCTTATATCTGGTGTCGTTTTAAAAGAATCTATAGGATATTGCAATTCAATTCTCTCTGTTGACGGATTATATTCAATTGTATCAACAGTCTTTAACGTTGCTGGTAAACCAAGTACTTGTGGCTTCTTTGCCACTGTTGGATTACTTGATTGTGCTGCAAACGTTATATCATACTCTGATTCAAATGATTGAATTATACTAGTACCATAATTAGAATTATCACCATCTTTATAACTAACACAAATATGTGTATTATCTAATACCACTGCTGATATATGATAAATACTTCCAGAATTAAATACTGATTCAGTACCCCATGATATACTATTTCCTGATATTGTACCAATAATACTAGTACCATAATTAGAATTTCCACCATCCATATAACTAACACAAATATGTGTAGAATCTAATTTCACTGTTGATACATTACTAGTTTCGGCAGTATTAAAAACTGATGCAGAACCCCATGATATACTATTACCTGATATTGTAC